CTGGAGCACCGAATTATCTTTCGGGTTTCACAATCGGTGCTGTGACAACGACTGTGGTAAATCAGGTGAAGTTACTGGGAATATCTAGAGATTTAGACAATCAGGATGTATCCGTAAGCGGAAGCGTATGGAGAGTTATGATGTGTAATCACATTCTAGGTAGCAACTCAATTGGTATATAAGGAGATAAATCATGGCAATATCACGTAATCAGCTAGTCAAAGAACTAGAGCCAGGTTTAAATGCTTTATTTGGCCTGGAATACAAACAATACGAAAATCAGTCGGCGGAAATATACGTCACTGAGTCATCTGACAGGGCATTCGAAGAAGAAGTTATGCTATCAGGTTTCGCTTCAGCATTAGTAAAACCAGAGGGATCTGGAGTTGCTTTTGACCAAGCGCAAGAAACTTTCACAGCAAGATACACTAACGAGACAATTGCTCTCGCTTTTGCAATCACTGAGGAAGCTATTGAAGATAACCTGTATGACAAACTTGCTTCTCGTTATACAAAAGCACTAGCAAGATCGATGGCAAACACTAAACAAGTAAAATCAGTATATCCTCTGATTCAAGGGTTACCTACTACAGATAACTTTGATTCAGGCGATTCGGTTTCATTGTTTAGCACTGCACACCCAACGATAGCAGGAGTATTTTCAAATACTCTTACTACTCAAGCGGATTTAAACGAAACTTCATTGGAGCAAGCATTGATTGACATTGCTGCGCTAACTGATGAAAGAGGTTTAAAAGTTGCAGCCAAAGGAGTAAAAATGATTATTCCTTCTGCGCTTCAATTTACTGCTGAGAGATTGATGAAATCTCAAGGTAGAGGTGGAACAGCTGACAATGACATCAACGCAATCGTTTCTATGGGAATGATTCCTCAAGGATATAGAGTGAATAATTACCTAACAGATACTGATGCTTGGTACATTATCACTGATGTTCCTAATGGAATGAAGCATTTCGATAGAGCTCCTCTTACAACTAAGATGGAAGGCGATTTCGATACTGGAAATGTTAGATATAAAGCTAGAGAAAGATACGTTTTTGGCGTATCCGACCCTAGAGGAATATTTGGCGTTGAAGGTGCTTAATAACTAAAAAATTAATGGGGCGGTCTCAAAACCGCCCCATTTCGACTATAAAGATAGAAATTACCTATGAAAAACTTCCGAGTACAGATTCATGCTTACGGCCATACGGCTGATTTTAATATTTTAGCTGAAGATACAGCTGTCGGTATAGAAAAATCAATCCTTGACAAACTAGGAAAAAATGAGGTAAAGTTCGAATCTAATGGATTTACGAGGAAAGATCGTAAATGGATAACCTATGAGGAGGTTAGCGATGACCGAAGACCTATACACACAAAAGAGGTCCTTGGAGTTAGAGTGGCAACAGGAGCACCTGAAGGAGGGCAAATATAATATTAATATGTCCTACATTGATAAGAAAATTCAGGAAATTGTTAAAGAAATCATTGCCAAAGAGTTTGAAGAACAAACGCTTCAAACCAAAGTAAACGAAGCCAGGGCTGAAGTTTCGATAGCCACTTAAGCGCTATCAAAAATCAATTTTTTACCACAGGATACCTTGCACTTTTTTAAAAAAGGGGCTATAGATTAATCAGTATACAATTATTTAAGAATGCTGACGAGTATACTCGACGGCCTAGAGACAGCATTCAAACAAACTAGGAGGATTAAATTATGGCAAATACAACATTTAGCGGTCCGGTTCGTTCGGAGAACAACGTACAGCTAATTAGTAAAACTGCATCTACGGGTGTAGTTCACAACAGAACCCAAGGTTTTGGGCTGAAAGATGCAAGAAGATATTATCTTTATGAATCTTTTGCTAAAAAACCAGGTCTTAATGCGGTTGCTATCATAGACCCTGATGCGGATTCAGCTTCTGATTTGGCAGCATTCGTTATTGCTAACAGAGACTTTGAAACATTAGGTACTAACATGACAACGGCTTTGACTACTTTTCCAGGAACTCAAGCAGGAATCTTAATGACAACTGCTGGTTCGGATGCGGATCAGTCAATTCTTTTACCACATTTGGACACTAACCAATCAGCTTGGAGTAAAGTTCTATGGGGTACTGAGAATCAGGTTGAATGGGAATGTTCAATTTCATTACCTGCACTTGATAACCAAAAAGTTTGGGCTGGTTTAAAATTGACTAATGATCAATTGCCTGAAACGGATGCGGACCAAGCATATTTCTATTATGCAACTGACGCAACGGCTGGGCAAGCATTGTCAACTTTTACACCGTGGTATTTTATTCAGTCTGTTAATGGTACTGACTATCTAACTAATTTAGGTATTACAGTAGCAGCGGACACGCCTTATCATTTCAAAATTGCGATTGATAGCGATAGAAAAACATCCATTTTTGTAAATGGTGTGCAATACAGTGCAACAACAACTGCGCAAGGTTCTGCCTTGTCTGGTAGCACTGAAGCGACTGGAACAACTCAAGCAACTATTGCGGAAAGTTATTCAGCTACAAACGCGAACACTCAAAAAGGTCCAGCATTGAAAAACGATGTTGATTTAATTCCATATGTTGGAATTGAAGCAGGTGCTGGGGCAGCTGAAGCAGTAAACGTACACTACACAGCAATAAGTAGACACGTTTTTGAATAATAAATAAACATTAGGATGGGGCTTCGGCCCCATCTAGTAATCTTGATTAAGGAGGGATTATGGCAGATACAGTAACGGGACCAGAGGTCTTACAAGAAAACGAAAAACGAGTCGTATTAAAAATCGTTGTCGAATCAGATGGCGATGGAAGCACAACAGTATTTTTTGACTCTTCAGCACGTACCGTAGGAGGTGCTGCTGCACTAGGAACTTTGCAAAGAATTTGGTTTGCATGTGATAGTGGAGATGGTGGCGACTCACATGCTCGTTTAGATTTTGAAGATTCAGACGGAGATAGACCTTTGCTTGGTTTAGTCGGAACAGGTTATTGGGACTTTAGAGAATTTGGTGGATTACCACCAAGCACTGATGCTAACACAAATGGTGATATTAATGTTGTGATACCGTCTCAAGCGGATGATGGTAACATGTACACGGTTATAGCAGAGTTTATTAAGACACCATCATAGAGGAGGTAGCATATGGCTAATACTACTTCCGGAACAGTAACGTTCGATAAAACATTTGCTGTAGACGAAATAATTGAAGAAGCTTACGAGCGAATTGGCTTACAATCTGTTTCGGGATATCAACTAAAAACAGCAAGACGTTCTTTAAATGTAATGTTTCAAGAATGGGGCAATAGAGGTTTGCACTACTGGGAAGTAGGTGATACCAATATTGATCTAGTTGAAGGTCAAGCTGAATATATTTTTTATAGAGCAACCGGTGATGGAACAAGTGCTACTACAGCAGGCGGAACAACTGGAACTTCTACTTATGGAATTGCTGATGTTTTAGAAGCAACTTACCGAACAAATAGAACTGAAACAACTCAATCTGATTCAGCTCTTACAAAAACGGACAGATCAACTTATTCTGGATTAGCAAATAAATTATCTAAAGGAACTCCTTCTCAATATTTTGTTCAACGATTCGTGGACAAAACAACTTTAACCGTTTATCCAACAGCAGATTCTACAGCTGCATCTAAAGATTTACATATTTTCTTTGTAAAAAGAATTCAAGACGCAGATGCAACTTATACCGATGCAACAGATGTACCTTATAGATTTGTTCCTTGTATGGCGTCAGGTTTATCTTTTTATTTATCACAAAAATATGCACCACAAAGAACACAAGAATTAAAATTATTATACGAAGATGAATTAGCACGTGCTTTATCAGAAGACGGGTCTGATGCTAGCACTTATATAACCCCGAAGAATTATTATCCGAATATTTAATTATGGCATTTTCAAGAGGAAAACATTCAAAAGCAATATCAGATAGAAGTGGAATGGCATTTCCATATAGTGAAATGGTTAAGGAATGGAATGGAATGTTTGTTCATGTTTCTGAATATGAAGGAAAACAACCGCAATTAAG